TCAAATTGTACCGCATATCCTACATCAGTCAAAAAGTTAGTATCACACTTACTTGAACCGTGACACCCTGTTTCTTCAGATACAAATAACCCTATTTTTACTTTAGGAAGGTCATTTAGAAGTTCAAGGGCAATAAACACTCCACACTTATCATCTCCTCCAATACCTGTCGGTTTACCGTCTTCGGTATACCCTTTCAGGGATAAGAACTCTTCATTATCATATGTATGACCAAAGGTATGAGGTTTGATAAGTGACTCTTCTTTAACAATGATTTTATCGACCAGTGAATGTACCGTATCAGTATGAGCAATAAACATTGGATAAAACTCTCCCTCATCTAATATACCTTTAGTAGCATAAACATTATTCATATCATCAGTATAGTACTTAACATTTGGCATTGAGTCCATTACACCACATAAGTACTGTACCATATCATCTTCCTGATACGTTTTAGTAGGTATTGATAGTACTTCCTTTAGTCTATTGAGTCGTTTATTGTCCATGATATATGTTTTAGAATACGAATATAAGGTTAATATTGGAATAAACCAAAAGAAAAGGAAAATTAATTATCTTTCTTAATGATTAATTCTTCATCGTCCTTCATATCAATAATAAATGGTTCATTCTCATTTATGTTACCTCGTAGTATTTCCTCAGAAATTAAATCCTCAATTTTTTCTTGAATAGCTCGATTAATTGGACGTGCACCATACTTCTCGTCAAAACCTACCTTAGCGATGTATTCTTTAACTGACTCAGTTATAGTCATTTCATACTTCATCTCAAATAAACGTTTCGTAAGTTTTAGTAACTCGATATCTACAATCTTAACAACTTCTTTCTCTTTTAGTGGATTGAAAACTACTACCTCATCAACACGATTTAAGAATTCAGGGGTAAAATGGTTCTTTAACTCTTTTTGAAGAATTGTCTTTTTCATGTCTTCATTATTGGACATTCTATTCTTAGTGTCAAACCCAACACCTACTCCAAAGTCTTGAATTTTTTTAACCCCTAAGTTTGATGTCATAATGATTAAGCAATTTTTAAAGTTAATCTTACGACCGAAACTATCAGTTAAGTGTCCATCATCCATCATTTGAAGTAACAATGAGAAAATATCTTTATTCGCCTTTTCAATCTCATCGAATAAAACTACAGAATATGGTTTGTTTTTAACTGCTTCAGTTAATTGACCTCCTTGGTCATGACCGACATATCCTGGAGGAGAACCAATTAATCTCGACATTGAGTACTTCTCTTGGTATTCTGACATATCCATTCTAATAAGTGAGTCTTCGCTACCAAAAATTTCTTTAGCTAATTGTTTAGCTAAATGTGTCTTACCTACACCTGTCGAACCTAAAAAGATAAAAGAACCTATAGGTCGGTTAGGGTCTTTAATTCCGATACGATTTCTACGTATTGCCTTTGATATCTTTTCAACGGCAAATTCTTGACCAATTACCGAACGGTTGAGACTATTCTCGAGACCCAATAAAGATTCTTTATCATCTTTATTTAACTTCGTTACAGGTATTTTAGTCATAGTAGATACTACTTCATAAACCATATCTTCGGTAATAGGTTTACGTGTGTTATTTTTTGACACCTCAAACTTTACCTTTTCGTTATCTAATTTTTTAAGAATTTTTCTTTCTTTATCTCTTAATTCTGCTGCCTTTTCATATTGTTGAGATTTAACTACCCGTATTTTCTCCTCTTTTATATTAATTGCACGTGACCTAAGTTTTTCAATAACCTCAGGAAGTTTAACATTAATCTGTGCCTTTGCTCCTACCTCATCCATAATATCAATCGCCTTATCCGGAAATTCACGGTTAGTAATATATCTATCCGCTAATGTCACACAGGCCTTTAACGACTCGGGGGTATACGTCACTTTATGGTGTTCTTCATAACGAGATTTTAAGTTATCGAGAATGATTAAAGTTTCTTCGGGTGTTGACCCGTCAACAATAACCTTTTGGAAACGACGCTCAAGAGCTCCATCCTTTTCAATGTTTTCACGGTATTCATCAAGAGTCGTTGCCCCAATACATTGTAGTTCACCTCTAGCTAATGCAGGTTTAAAGATGTTAGAGGCATCTAAAGAACCTGATGAGTTACCAGCACCTATAATTGTGTGTATCTCATCAATAAAAATTATAATATCTGAATTTTCATTTAACTCATCTAAGATGACCTTTAATCTCTCTTCGAATTGTCCACGGTATTTAGTTCCAGCTACAATTGAAGTCATATCTAAAGATACTATTCTTTTATCTGATAAATTTTGAGGACAGTCCCCTTCAAATATCTTCATTGCTAATCCTTCGACAATTGCCGTCTTACCCGCACCAGGCTCCCCAACAATAATTGGGTTATTCTTCTTTCTTCGAGAAAGAATCTGGGCTATTCGATTAATCTCTCGTTCACGTCCAACTACTGGGTCAAGTTTACCCATTTCGGCATACTTAATTAAGTCACGAGAAAAATTATCTAAAACGGGAGTTCTAGAGTTATTAATTTCTTTGGGTTTACGTCCTCCCTTTTCATTAGGGTCTACTGATTCTATCATATTATATTATTTAATTTATTATTACAAACATAACAAAAGTTATGCATTTATCAAATACTGACATTTTGTCATATTAAGTTTATTTTACATGTCACTTTGACATTATAATTACTTTACTACATACCATACTTGTGTTGGCACGTTTATTACTTATCGTTAATACAAAGATAAACAATTAATTAAGAAAAACTAACATTATGTTCGGAAAAAGAAAATTTAATAACCCATTCAGTGATTTTGACTCTATGTTCAATGAACTAGATACCTTCTTTAATGAGACTAAACCATTATTTTATAAAATGGGACCTAACGGTTATATGTATTATTATAAGAATGGTAATACTGAAGAATCGTCAAGTAAGGTTGACGACTTAAAAAATAAGTTAAATGAATCAGTAGTTAATCAGGACTTTGAGACTGCGGTTAAACTTAGAGACATGATTAAGTCTTTAGAAGAGAACGGAGAGAAAATAAGTGAACTTGAAATAGAACTGAAAAAATCAATTACTGAAGAGAACTTTGAATACTCTATAGAACTTAGAGATAAAATCAAAGAATTATCAAATTAATGAAAACCCTCCAATAGGAGGGTTTTTTATTTAAAAACTATTCGTATATTTATTTAAAAAGTTAACTATGGGAATTAAAAGTGAAAAAATAGAGGGTAAATTAATTATCAATGAGATAGTATCTTCGAACTTAACAAAAACAATTTACGATACAGGTGAAGAAAAATTAACGGTATCGTTTAAAAATGGTATGAAATACGAATATGAGAAGGTACCACACTCAATATATACAAAATTTAGAATGGCCGAATCTCAAGGAACATTCTTTAATAAGGAGATAGGTAGGAAATTCAAATATAAAAAAATAACAAAGTAATTACTTTGACTATTTATTATTAATGGAAAATTTTAATAATATAATTAATAGTTTTAATGTGAAAGATGAGTTAAACCCAGTAATATGGGAAAACCCAAATAGTCCTTCAGATGCAAGACTACATGAAGATATCCGTCTGCGGTTAATTGAGATATCAAATAAGTTTATTGAACATTTAGGGTATGATATATTCATACAGGATATTACAATGACAGGTTCTTTATCGAATTATAATTGGTCTGAATACTCAGATATCGATTTACATATTATGTATGACTTTAATGAGTCGGGAGAAGAGAAGGAATTATACCAAGACCTGTTTAAGTTAAAGAAGACCTTATTTAATTCTACTCATGATATAACCGTAAAGGGTTATGAGGTGGAGGTATATGTCCAAGACACGAATGAGCAACATATATCTACAGGAGTTTATTCTGTATTATATGGAGAGTGGATTATTGAACCATCTAAAGAAGATATTGAGATTAATAAGAAAATAATTAAAGATAAAGTTAATCAATGGGAAGACATTATAGATGCATTAATTGATGACCTTGAAAATAATAATGAGGACTTAGAGTCTTCATTATTAAAAATTGATAAAGTAAAAGATAGGTTAAAGAAATATCGAGGATGTGGATTAGAAAAGGAAGGTGAATATTCCTACGAAAATTTAGTATTTAAATTCTTAAGAAGAAATGGTTATATTCAAAAATTATTTGATTTTCAAAACGGTTTAATTGATAAAAAACTCTCTTTATCTGAACAAAAATAAACTATAATTGTATCGTGAGATAAGAAAAAATGGAAATTCTTAACTTATGGTATATTTATAATAAAAAACTATTATGGCACAAACCGGATGTACAAGCTCACAATACATAATTCCCTTAAGCGGAACTACAGGATTTACCCCAACACACGCAACATATATTAATGGTCTTGGAGAGTCTGTCGTACAATGTAATACGGTACTGCTAGGTGGTGCTGGTTTAAACAGTTAAATTAAAAAAAATACAAAACAATTAAGATATGTCAGATTTAAAACCTCTAGGTAGTGAAAAATTATCAGGTCAAGAACAAATAAATAGAATTCTTGAAATGGCTAATTACGGGTCAAAACCGTCAACTATTAGTGAAAACAAAAGCTCTACATCCGAGTACTCAATACAATTGGCGGATGGAAAACATTATGGTATCGTTAAAGAAAAAACAGGGTACATAATTAAAAAAGGAATTAACGAATCAGAACTTGATTACGCTGAACCAATGCAAAACCGTAAACATTATAGGTCTTTCTCTCAAGCGATGAAAAAGATTAATCTTATTGCTGGTGAACTTAACCGACTCTTTGAAAATGTTGAAGGAGTTAATATTATTGGTGAACAAAAAAAGTTTGTTCTTAAAACACCAAAACCTGAAGTGGATGTTGAGCTTGACATTGAAGAGCCATTAGGGGAACCTTCTGTTGATTTAGACTTAGGTTCGGATTTACCTGATACACAGTTAGATGACGAGTCAATGGACTTAGATATGGACTTAGATATGGATACGGAGACTTCTATAGAAGATGAGGAATTAGATTTAGATATTGAAGACACTATAGACGGTGAAGAGGACGATGAAAGTTCATTTAAAGTAATTCAAAAACTAACCGGTAAAATAGGTCAGAAGTTGAGAACTTATGATAAAAATCAGGGGTTATCTTCTGAGGATATTAAATATGTTATAAACTCAATTATTTCTGCGGTTTCATTAGAAAAATTATCTGAAGAGGATAAGGAAGATATCTTAGCTAATTTTGAAGAAGAAGATGTCGATTATGGTATGGATGATACCGATATTGATATTGACGCTGAAGATGAAGATTTAGATTTAGATTTAGATTTAGAAGAACCAATAGTTGACGATGAGTTATCTGAACAAGATTCGATGACTTCATTTGTTGATGAAATATTTACCGAATCTAAAGTAGATAAGGTACTAAAAAAATACTTTGTAATTAATGAAAATGAGAAAAGTACTATTAAATCAAAAAACATTAAAAAATTCTTATCAGAAAAAGTTAAAAACATTTCAGTAAAAAAAGAAATAAAAAGATTATCGAAAACTGTTGAACAAGAATTGACTTCTGAGTTCTTAGTTAAAGAAAATAATAATATTATATTTTTAGGTAAAACTAATAAAGGTAATCTAGTATTTGAATCTGAAGGTAAACAACTTAAAGTATCCACTAAAGGGGTATTAATATGAAATTAGTTTATGTTAATGAACTAGGACCCAACTATAAAGGGGATAATATATATGAATTTATATTTTCCGATATGGACGATGTATGGGGCGATGAATGGGATACACAACCGGCAAATGGTAACCCTTCACCGCCTCAAATTAAGTTTATAAAAAAAGTGGGCGTACTACGAAATGTCGGTATAGATTTACATTTAATACAAAACTCAGATTTTTTCGGTGTATATGATGCAATCGATAGGGTAATATCCTTAGCTTGGGAAAATGAAGATAGTGAAGCCATTTTAAATGAAAAATTTAAAAGATTAGTTTTTCATTATGGAGACAGTGTTAAATCTGTTGAGGATAAACTTTACGAAAGAGATATCGTATTGAGCTACGAAAAAAGTTTTATGGAAGATGAATACAAAAAATAACATAATAGAATTACTTAAAGAAGGGTTTAAGGTAAAGACTCTTAAACGACTTAGTGAAAAACAAATCAATCTTTTACATAAAAAAATAGTGAAAGAACAAGGGGATACCCCTACTAAAGTAGACAAAATAAAGTCTGATTTAGCTCAAGCAAATCAATTTGCACAACAACTAACTAAAGAATTAGGAGAAGAAGAATTAAATGAATGGGGAAGTTCAGACCAGTCATACTTTAATAAATCAATTCATGATGAGTTAGGTGAACCTGAAGATATGCCAAGTCCATTTAGTTCTGATTTAGAATCTGCGGCCGAGTCTGCAGTTGACCATTGGTGGGATGATTGGGAGGAATATCAAACAGATAGACAGGGTTTAATCGATAATGCCAAAAGACTATATTTAAGACGTTATTTTAAAGATGACTTTAATATGTTAATGAAAATGTTTGAACCAGCTAAAGATAGAGAGTCATATGATGTTGATATAGAATTAGGTGATAACGAACAATCCACAACCTTTGAAATCCCCGTAGATGAAGAGATTGATTCTTCAAATGCTTTAGGTGATGTCGCGATGCAAACGGCTACGGGTCAAGAAATGCCACATGATGAAGATGATATGGCGCCTGACGGTATGGATGATGATTCAGATAACGATAGAAAGGCAATGGGAGAGAATAGTATTATAAGAGGAAAGATGAAAAAAGGAATTGCCAAGGATTTAGTTGGTAATATGAAAATGAATAAACCTATTGGTAAATATTTTACTTTTAAACCAAAGGGAGGTCCAAAAGGGGCGGAAGCTCCAGAAGCACCTACATCATTAGGTATGTTTGAAGAAGATAATGAATATGCGATTTGTATGGATAGTATACAATCTAAGTATGGCCCTAAAAAAACATGGAAGAAAAACGCTGAGAAGAAGTTTGATGCATGTGTTAGTCAAGTATCGAAAGACCTTAAAGAACATAGTGATAAAGTTAGACAGATTGAAGAAAATATCGTATCTTTGATTAAAGACATTAACAAACCTACTATGACTAAAAAAGATTTAATAGATATTATCGAACAATCACCGGATATAAAAGATTCTCCAGGTACAAAAGAAGCACCTACTAAATCACCTACACGTACTAAACCGGATAGAAAATCTCCTTATAAGCCGAAACATAAACCGGCACCTAAAGCTAAAACTAATTCAGATTTACCTGAATTCCTTAAATTTAATAGTTTAAATATCACATTTAAAGATGAGTAAGAGAATAAAAGAACAAATTGAATACGATGGACCTGAAAGAATGGACCAAGGAATACAGTCTAAGTTGGAAACGGGAGATACCCCGATGTCTGATAATCCGGCATTACCTAGAAAGGATGACGATGAACTTGACAACTCTTTTGAGCAATTAATTGCATCTAAAAGATTTCGTGATGTTATTGAGAAAGTTAAGAGTTATACAGGGGTACCCGATGTGACTCAAAATCAATTAATGAATCTACAGGGTATGATGATGAAAGCCGTACAAGAGGTTAAACAAATAGAATCAAATAACGAAGGATATTTAGAACAACTTGCGGTTACATTGGTAAAACAAGAGATGTCATTACCTGAAAATGCCTTTCAGTTTGATGTTGAGTTAACTTCAATGCCTGGTCAGATTGATATGTCTGGAATGAAAAAAGACTCCGAAGAACCTGAAGATGAGGACGTTATTGACCAATTTGGTGTTAGTGAAGATGATGCAGAGGACGACTTAGAAAATTTTATGGCCGCTTTTGAAAAGTTTGACTTAGAAAAGTCTAAGAGACGTTTTATTAATTCTCTTATTCAGGGAGCTTCTAAAAAAGGACACTATATGTTTCATTTAGTATCTGAAGAATTAAATAAGATTGACCCTAAACTATTAAATCTTTACGGGGTTATAATGTCAGTTAACGACTTATTATATTGGATTTTACCTGATGAAATGGTTATGAAGGCAGCAGAGAGTGGAGAGGGTATGGAAGGTAAAGAAGAGGTAGATGATACTACTGACCCACCAACTATTAAGGCTAAAGGGTTATTTTTCCCGATATTAGTACACGAGTTAATTAAAGGAGTTTACGAGGTACTAGGTACTCAAGGATTACCTGATGAACCTAAAGCCGCTGAAATGGTTATGAATTCACAAGATACTTTACCATATGAGGTGTGGGATTTAAGATTAGGTCCAGTTATTTGGGAAAAATTTATGGAAGCTTATCCTGAAAAATTATATGATGACGATTTAAGAGAAATACAAAATTACTTATTTTCAAGATTCTCATCTTTAACGACTGACGAATTTTTTGATGTGGCAAAAATGATTATGTCTGGTTCTGATGATGGTAAAAAAATTGTATCTAAGATGGTTGATGAAATTATTGAAGAGTTACAATCTCAAGAATATGAAGACGCGATGGACCAATACTCTGATGATGATGAAGATGATGATGGTGGTCTTTCGGATTTACTAGGTGACTTAGGTATTTCTTTATCATAAAAAAAACTTATTATGTATAGATGGGACTATCAAGAGAGCAAGTTTTATTGGAATACTCAAAATGTGTAAAAGACACTTCTTACGCATTAAAAACCTATCTACAAACTTACGATAATACCCAATCTAAATACGTACCTTTAGAATTATTTCCTGACCAAGATACACTTATTCGTGATTATGATGAACACGAAGAGAATATTGCTCTAAAATACAGACAAGCTGGTGTTTCAACAGTAACCGCAGCATGGGCATCTAAGAAAGTTATTACCGCATCTAAAAAGAAACCTGAAAAAGTATTGATTATTGCGAATAAACTAGATACGTCTATGGAGTTCGCTAATAAGGTAAGAGGATTTGTTGACCAATGGCCATTATGGTTCGGAGTCACATTTTCGGCTGAAAAAAATTCACAAAGACATTTTAAATTAAGTAATGGGTGTGAAGTTAAGGCAGTAGCAACATCTAAAGATGCTCTTCGTGGGTATACTCCAACTATACTTATTTTTGATGAAGCCGCGTTTATCGATGCCGATGGTGATTTTTGGTCTGCTTGTATGGCTTCATTATCTACAGGTGGTAAAGTAATTGTGATATCAACACCTAACGGTTTTGACCCAATATATTATACTATCTATGACCAAGCAGTTAGAGGGATGAACGACTTTAAGATAACTGAAATGTATTGGTATCGTGACCCAAGATATGCTAGTGACTTAAAACTTATTAAATGTAAGGATATAATTCATTATATGTTAAATCGTAATGAATATGATGATAGTAAAATCATTATCGATTATTCACACATACATCCACGTAAAAGGGATAACGATAAAATTAAACGTAATTTATTAGACGGATATAAAGTTTATTCTTCATGGTTTGAAGGTATGGCTAAGAAACTTAAATTCGACCGAAGAAAGATATCTCAAGAATTAGAGTGTAACTTCTTGGGTTCAGGAGATAATGTTATTCCAAGTGAAACGATTGAAATCATTAAAGAAAAGTCTATAAAGGAACCTGAAAATAAATTCATGGGAGGTGCCTTATGGCAATGGAAAGAGCCGGTAGAGGGACATAAATATATAATGGGTATTGATGTTTCTCGTGGTGATAGTGAGGATTTTACAACCTTTACTATTATCGATTTTGAAGAAAGGGAACAAGTTTTAGAATATTTAGGTAAAATACCTCCTGATGTTGCTGCTGAAATAGCATTTAAATGGGCTACTATGTACTCTGCTTTTGTGGTTATTGACATTACTGGAGGTATGGGTGTTGCTACTTCAAGAAAACTACAAGAGTTAGGATATAAGAATTTATATGTTGAGGGGGTAAATGTTGCCGATAAATGGAAATATAATCCATCCACTATAGATAAGATACCGGGACTAAACTTTAATAATAAACGTGTACAAATCGTATCGACCTTTGAGGAGTCTCTTAGACATGATTTTGCGATACGTTCAACACGACTGTTAAACGAGTTAAAAACATTCATCTATATCAATGGTAGACCTGACCACCAAAAAGGTCAACATGATGATTTAATAATGGCTATTGCAATGGCTATATATGTCGGTGAGAACTCATTTACTCAATTAGAGCGAGTTACTGAACATACAAAGGCGATGATGGATAGTTGGATGGTAAATGAGACTCCAGTAAAGAGTAGTACTAGAAATTTTAATCCCGCATTGACCTCTACAGGAATGGGAATAAACCACCAAAGAATGGGTCAAGAAGCAACAAAACAAGACTATCAAAACAATTCTTGGTTATTTGGAAGAATTTAAACATTTAGTTTAATTCAAATAACCTTACTATTTATGTAAAAAGAACATATGGCACAACAAAATTATACAGTATGGCAAAGACTTACTAAGGTATTTGGTCCTGATTCTACATTGGACCAACAAGCGCCTGTGTTTAAGTTTGATAAAAAAGAACTTTTAAAGACTCCAGATAAGAAGGAGTATGAAAGAGAAAAACTTCAAGCACAACAGACTTTATATCTTGGTCAACAATGGCAAAAGATTGAAAATAACTTATATACTCAAGCAGTATATTACGAACCAACCCGATTAGCGTCTTTCTACGATTATGAAAGTATGGAGTATACTCCTGAGATTTCAGCGGCATTAGATATCTATGCTGAAGAATCGACAACTTCAAATGAGGATGGATTTATATTACAAATTTATTCAGAAAGTAAAAGAATTAAATCGGTATTAGGTGACCTATTTAATAATAGATTGGACATTAGCACTAATTTACCTATGTGGACAAGAAATACTTGTAAATACGGTGATAATTTTGTTTATTTAAAATTAGACCCTGAAAGAGGTGTGATGGGAGTTCAACAACTTCCTAATATTGAAATTACTCGTCAGGAAAGGGGTATGAAAATTAAACCTGAAAGAAATAGTACTGATACTGATAATGACTCACTTAAATTTTTATGGCAAACTAAGGATGTCGTATTCAATACTTGGGAAGTTGCACATTTTAGATTATTAGGTGATGACCGTAAATTACCATATGGTACTTCTATGTTAGAAAAAGGTAGAAGAATATGGAAACAACTTATCCTTTCTGAGGATGCAATGTTAATATATAGAACATCAAGGGCTCCTGAAAGAAGGGTATTTAAAGTCTTTGTTGGTAATATGGACGATAAAGATGTCGAAGCATATGTTCAAAGAGTGGCTAATAAGTTTAAAAGAGACCAAATTGTTGATTCAGAAAATGGTAACGTTGATTTAAGATACAATCAAATGGCCGTAGACCAAGATTATTTCATACCTGTTCGAGACGCTAATGCACCGAATCCAATTGATACATTACCAGGGGCTCAAAATTTATCTGAAATTGCAGATATTGAGTATATCCAAAAGAAACTTTTAACGGCACTTCGTGTTCCTAAAACATTTTTAGGTTTCGAATCTGTTGTGGGTGACGGTAAGAACTTAGCGTTACAAGATATTAGATTTGCTCGTACAATTAATAGAATTCAAAAATCTATGATTCAGGAATTAAATAAGGTAGCTATTATTCACTTATATTTATTAGGGTTTGAAGATGAATTAAGTAACTTCACATTAGGACTTACTAACCCATCAACACAAGCAGACCTTCTTAAAGTAGAGCAATGGCAACAAAAAGTAGCTCTCTATCGAGACTCGGTTTCAGACCCAGGAAACGGAATTCAACCCGTTTCATCTTCATGGGCTAAAAAACATATACTTGGTTTTTCAGATGAAGAAATTAAGTTAGATTTACAACAACAAAGAATTGAAAGGGCAGTTGGTGCTGAACTTGAAAAAACATCAGAAACAATTTCTAAAACAGGTATATTCGCGAATATCGATAAACTATATGGCGATAAACCTGGTGAGGGAGGTGCTCCCGAAGGTGAAGTTACTGAACCTTCTGATACAGGATTTGGAGGAGACTCAGGATTTGGTGGTGACTTAGGTGGTGACTTAGGTGGTGACTTAGGTGGTGCCTTAGGAGATACCGGTACAGATATAGGTGGTGGAGGTGAAGAGATTACTCCTGAAGGATTTAATGGAAAAGACTTAAATATTGTATTAGAAGATAATATGATAACAGGTATTTCACAAATAGATTTATCTAGAGGTAGAAAGTCTTTAGGGGAAATCGAAGATAAATTGAAAACATTACTACATAAGTAATATTTATAATAAAAAAGATTATGAGTAAATTCGGACAAATAAAATCAAATATAGAATCTTTAATGGTGGAATCGTATAGTAAAAACTCTTTTAAGAGTAATACAATATCTTTCAAAAAAAATATAATAGATAATGCAAAACTTGCTGAAGCGTATTTTTTATATGATGAGTTATCTAAAAATAAAGGACTGTCTAATGATATTTTAGATGATTATATTAACGAAAGTATTGAAATCATTAAGAAAATTGTTGTAAGTGAAAAAAGTAAAATAAAGGAAGTCGATATGTGGATTTCTGAAAATTTGAGTAAATCGGTAACTAACTCATATAATGATATAGATACTATTGTTTATAATAAATCTATTAAGCATTTAGAGAAAGTATTAGAATGTAAAAATAATATTAAAAAATTATTAGGAAAATCCATTAAATCGGAAAATGTTTTAGAGTCATTTAATATTCCAATAAGTTCAATGATTAGTATCGCGACAAATACCTTTAATAAAGAATATGATAATATTAGTGAGGAAGAACAAAAGGAATTAAAAAGTCTTTTATCTTTAAATAAAAGTGAATTATCTGAAGAGATAATTAAATCTAAAAAAGTGGTTTTATCTAAATTATCTGAAAAGATAAACGAGTCTAAAGATATTGAATTAAATGACCAAGTTAAAAAGACTATTGAAAAGATTAATGAATCGGATGTTTCATTGACTTCATTATATAAGTTGAAACAATTAGAACAGGGACTATAGAGGTTTAAAAGAAATATAATAATATACTTAATAAAGGGTTTAGTTTTCTATACCCTTTATTTTTTGCACATAAATGGACTTTAACTTCTCTTTTCGTTTTACTTCCGATTTTTTAGTATATTCCTTATACTCTCGAACTTTTATCAAAAGTTTAGTTTTATAGACTTTATTCTTGTACCTTTTTAGTACCTTTTCTATATTTTCGTTTTTACCTACTTTTATTATTATCATATTTATTGTTATCATTAATAAATATCCAAGTATTTACCAATCCTTTGACAATCGATATTTTTATGGTTACATTTTATATTGAAAATAAACATTAGAACATTATGAAAATATATGAAAAAAGGAAAAACCTCTCAGTTAACGGGATACAAAAATGCAAAGTGTAGTTATGGCACAGTTGATTCAAAAAAATTAAAGTCAGTTTACATAATCATCCAAAGTTGGGTTGAGCCAACTACGACTGTAGAAAATTGGTCAAGAGTTACAGGAATGTTAGAAAGAAATATTAGACATCATTTATTAGATGTAGTTGACCCAATAATATTTGAAAAACACAATATAGTTGATTTAGATTTAAGGAGTAGTGGTATACAATTAGGTAAGAGAAGTTTTATGAATTTAGAGATGACATTGTTTGTAAAAGAACATATTGACTTTAAATCGTTAATATTAAGAGATAGAGTAAGACAAATTGTAAATACGGTTTACGGTTATCCATTAACTAAGTCGAAACATTTCATTCTACATAAAACTAAGAAACAAACAATCTGATATATTTATATTAAAACATTTAAATGAAAATAGTTATTACTGAAAATCAATCAACAAGATTATTTGAGTCAAATACTGCATTGGATAATTTAAATAACCTAATCAATATTAATGATTATATTTGGGAGCATGGACAAGTCTACATAAAACCATCAAGTGTTTTCTTAAAAGGTAATTTAGACGAGGAAGATAATTTGATTTTAGCCGTGGATGTCGATGAAGTACTATATAATGGGAAGGACGTGACCGAGTTTGCCGTTAATTGGGCTTTATGGCCGGGAGAAATGGAAGATACCCAATTAGCAATGGAGTATAAATTGTTTTTATCCAGTAAACTAAATGAAAAAATATTGAGATTAACACCAATTCAAATAAGTGAATGGGATGTAGAATTACATTTATAAGATATTTATAAAATAAAACATATGAAAATATTAGGACCAAACGACACCGGCAAAGGAATATTGATTGAGTGGGATGCAGGGTTTATAAACCCAAACGATAAGCGTAATGCTGACATTATAAAAGAATCTTATGGTAAATTAGACCATTCTAAACCATTTGAATTTTACGCAGTGTTACAAAAGTATAATACTCCGAACAGGAATGGAAGAATATATCCCGAAAAAATACTAAGAAGAGAAGGCGAGAAATATAAAGATGCCATAAAAAAAGGTTTATCAATATCTGAACTTAATCATCCTGAATCATCTTTAATTGATTTAGACCGTGTATCACATTTAATTACTGATATATGGTGGGAAGGAAACGTATTAATGGGTAAGATAAAATTATTAACATCACCAGGATTTCATGATAGTGGTATAGTATCTTGTCCGGGAGACCAAGCGGCGAATCTTATGAGACAAGGGGTTACGATGGGAGTATCGTCTCGTGGAGTAGGTTCATTGGTTAAGAAGGGTGAGAAAAACGAGGTACAGGAAGACTTTGAGTTAATATGTTTTGATTTAGTTTCATCTCCATCCACACCAGGAGCATACTTATTCCTTAATCAAGACGATAGAATGAAGTATGATGAGAATATTGAAGAGGAGACCGTACAAAGGAGTTCAATGACAGAACCTGAAAAAGGTTTAGGAAAATCACTTGACTTAATGAAAAAATTATCCGATTATTTAGGGTATTAAACATTATAAAAAAAGAAAACTATGGAAACAATGCAAGACAAATACTTTGTAGCAAAAGTACAGTATGATTTACCTGATGAGAATACAGGTAAAATTAAGAAAATTAGAGAGGAAAAATTAGTTAAAGGTTTTAGTATAACAGATGTTGAATCTAAAGTGACTAACAGTTTTGAAGGATTCACATATGATTGGAGAATTACCGCATGTGTTGAAAGTAAAATTGATGAGGTATTTGAGTAAAATTAAATCACACATTAAAAAAATAAGAATCGGGATACCCCCGATTTTTTTTTGCCTTATAATGAATAAAGTTATCTTTTTTAAATTAACAGATATTTATAAGGGATAATAATATATTATTACAAACGCTTATATATACCCTTAGATGTGTCGATTTTTAATAGTACCTCTAATATTACTACCCTTTTTCTTATCAGCTCAAAGCACCCAACATGTTTTCAGCTCGGTAGAGGTAGAAAAATGTGGAACTGACGAAGTCCACACAAGAGCTATGGAGGACCCAGAATATTCACGGGATTATATGAAAGTTTTGAAATTTAATCAAAATTCTCACAAAAACATCCAAAGAACGGCTCCTGACCCTATTATTGTACCTGTTATTGTACATGTTATACATGAGGGAGAGGATTATGGAGTAGGTTCTCACTTGACGGAGGAATTTGTGAAGGAAACAGTTACTAATCTTGCTGAGAATTTCGCAGGAGTATTTTCTGATTTATCTGACGCAAATACCCAAATCGATTTTTGTATTGCTGGTCTATCACCATCGGGTGATGATATTGATGGTATTCGCTATTATGATTGGGGAGATTTGGGATTAGGGGATATTGATAATGTATATAATACTCATCTAAGTATGTACTCCGCATTATCTTATGCGTCATTTAACTATTGTAATATATACGTAGTACCTTGGTCGGGTAATCCACTCGGATTCGCTTACACTCCTCCTGCCCCATATGGGGTGTATGTAAGGACTAATGCTTTTGGATTTACATCAAGTACTAATTTTGGGTTAAATAGGACTTTAGTTCACGAGATGGGTCATTATTTAGGGTTATACCATATTTTTAATATTAATGCTTCGTGCGATAGTGTGGATGAAGAGGTAAATTGCTTGCAACAAGGGGATTATGTATGTGATACCCCTCCCACCTTAGTAAATTGGAGTTGTAATAATCCTACATGTCCCGAACTAAATCCTCTATTAGATAATTATATGGATTACTACGCCGACCCTTGTTGCACAAGATTCACACCTGGACAATCAGATAGAATGCATGGTATGTTGGTTTATAGACCCTCACTGATAACTGATGGGAGTGTTTGTGATGTTGAAGATACTTGCCCATATGATTTTGATGGGGATGGTATTGTTGGAGTTTCTGATTTGAATGTGTTTCTATCTAATTATGGAACTAATGGTGTTGGGGTTGATGAATTAATGACATTCCTTGAATATTATGGGATGGATTGTACTACAGGAAGTATTATTGATATGCCAAAACCTCAACCTATAATAGAAAAATCAATCAGTGAAGTAATTAAATCATCTATTATTGGTATAGATGGTAGGGTGATATCGGATGTTAGTAGAATATCACCTGGCCTTTATATAATAAAGACTGAATGGTCAAACGGTTTTATCACCACAAAAAAAATATTTTATCAAAATGAAAAGTAAATTATTTGCTCTCCTAATAGGACTCATACATTTTAGTGTAGTTGCTCAATGTGACTTAAGTATTAATAGTTGGAATGCAACTACTGGCGATATTGTTATTGAGGCTATCAATAGCGAAAACTGTGGATGTAATGAATTTACAACAGAAGGAAATACGTGTGAGAATAGCGGCAGTCCTTTCGTAAATAACAACACAACTGTTAGTCATATAGTTTTAGGACTACACTCCCCTGGGTTAGATTATAATTGGGGTTGTACTGGAACTGTTAACCATCCTGGTTGGACGTTTAAGACTTTCACTTTATTTGGGAATCAGGAATTAGAGAGTGGGGATACTTGGAGTGCAAATGTATATGATACTTCTTTAGCGAGTGATTGCTGGGCTGAGATACTATCTAATGATACTTTGTGTACTGAGATTGTTGTATGGCAGATTAACTTATCTCGTACATCCTCAGTAGACGAAGGAGGTTGGGCAGTTAATGGAGGTGGTGCCTTACAAACACAAAACTATCCTGATGTAAATATATTTAATAATTCGATATCAAGTTGTCCTCCACCTGACGCACCTGATGCCGTGATAGGAAATGTTGAGTTTGAAACTGGATGTATAGGGGATGATGCGTACTACGAGGTAACATATATTATTTGGAATTATGGTCAAGATATAATAACTGATTATTGTGTAGAAATATGGAATGAAGATGTATATGATTGTTACGATTCCGACTCATCAGGGGATGGTAATTTAGGAATACCTCCAGGATTTGGTCAAACATTTACATCCTCCCCACTCCAAGGTCCTTGGAACGAAGGTGGATTTTTCGTTATTGAAGTAAGTGATGTTAACGATGAGATAATAACGGGAAATAACATTACTACAGTTTTCTTTCCTGAATTATTAGACTGTCCTATAGAATGTGAAAGTGATACTATTATAGAATATATCAATATTACAGATACTCTTTATGTGGAGGTAATCGATACTATCTACGTAAATATTATTGATACTTTATATATTGAACTACCTCCAGATACTATTATAGAATATGTGGATATCCTAATTTATATCACAGATACTATCTATGTAGATGTCGTAGATACTATCTATGAGACTGATACAATAGAAATTATAGAATATGTAGACGTAATAGATACGTTATGGTTAACTGAGTATATCTATGATACTATATATGTAGAAACTATTGAGTACATCTATATCACAGATACTATAGAAATATTAGTCGATAACTACATTTACTTAACAGATACAATTACAATCACTGAGTATATAACACAATACATCGATTGTGAGACTGGTGAGCCATGTGATGGAATAATAGGCTGTACAGATAACTCAATTTTTGTACCAAACACCTTTACACCAAACAATGATGGTGTTAATGATACCTTCTATGCAGTAACCGATTCAGTCTGCTGGTTAACATGGAACTTACAAATCTATAATCGTTGGGGTGGTATCGTATGGGAGACTAGCTTAGTAAATGATTTTTGGGAAGGACAAAGTAGAAGTGGACATTGGTTAGTTCCAGACGGAGTATATGTATGGAAGATAAAAGCCACCCAATCAGGGGGTGCTACTGAGATTCAGGGATACGTAACAGTATTTAGATAACGATTATTTAGGTCGTATAATATAACATATTTAAAAACAAGAATTGTGGTAAACCTCGATTTTTTTTTGCTATATGTAGAATAAAACGTATTTTTTTCAATTCACGTATATTTATAATAAAACTATAAATAAATATTTTGCAAAAATAAAACTAAAATGGCAGAGAAAAAACAAAATTTAGTCGAAGAAGCGCTATTACAAATGAAGAATTTGGAACAAGCCGTTACGGAGAATGCAAAAGGAATACTTGCTTCTACAATGAAGGAAGAAATCAGTGAATTAGTAAAAGAATCTCTATCTGATGAGATTGAAGACGAAGTGTCTGTCGAAACAATGGAAAGTGAAAAACCGAAAAAAGGTGTAAATACAGGGAAATCTGTTAAACACGAAACAAAGGAACAAGATGAACTTGACATAGAAGACGACATGGAGGTAGATGATGAAATTGAAATGGATTACGAATCTTATGAAGATGAGGACGAAATTGAAATGGCATCTGATGAAATGCTTATGATGGATTTACCAGGAGATGAATTTGAAGTGGATGATGAAGAAGAAATTCTTTTACCGCTTGATTTAACTGGTGCATCTGACGAAGAAATCCTTAAGGTCTTCAAGGCTATGGGTGAAGAAGACGGAATCGTTGTAACACAAGACGGTGACGAAATCACACTTAAAGACGAAGAGGCTGACGTTGAATATCAAATTCAAATGGAGGAATTCGGAGGTAAGAAAGGAGACGACTCTAAATCTCATAAGGACTATGAGGAGTCTAACGAAGGATACGGAGGTAAGAAAGGCGACGATTCAAAATCCCACAAGGATTATGAAGAATCAAATGAAGGATATGACGAATCTAACGAAGGAGACGAAGTTGTTTACGAAATCGAACTTGGTGAAGAAGATGATGAGGAGTATGACAAATATCACGACGCTGAAAAGGACGACGCGGCTCATATTAGAGATTTAGAAATCGATATGGATGATGACGCTGAGAAAACTGAAGCAAGTGAGGAATGGGGTTCTGACAAACATGAATACAGACGTAAGGATGTAGACGGAGTTGAAAAGAAAGCTGGTGTTAGAAAAGGACACTATAAGGATTACGAAGAAGCTAAAGAAGGTATGATTAGAAGTCATGCGGTCGGTTCTAAAGCGTCATCCCAAAAGTCGAAAGGTCTTAAGAAACCAGCAGCTATTCCAAATAAGTCAAGATACAACGAGTCAACACTACAAAAAGAAGTGGGTCAGTTAAGAGAGAAGAATGAAGAGTACCGTAAAGCACTTAACATTTTTAAAGAAAAACTTAACGAAGTCGCGGTTTTTAATTCAAATCTAGCATACGCAACTCGACTGTTTACTGAGCATTCGACAACAAAACAAGAAAAAATAAACATTTTAAGACGTTTCGATTCTGCGGATACAATCAAAGAATCAAAAGGTCTTTATAGAATAGTTAAAGAAGACTTAGAATCAAAAGGAAATTCTTCAGTCGTAACTGAATCAGTTGCAGCTAAAGTTCAGAAATCTCCATCTAGAGGTTCGGCGACAAATCTTATCGAAAATAAAACTTACGAAAATCCTCAGTTCATGAGAATGAAGGATTTAATGAGTAAACTTCAAAAATAAAAATTACTAAAAAACAAATACTAAAATGGGAGCATTATTAGAATCAGGTCTTGTTGGTAACATCGGTTTAAAACACTTGAAGGTTATCAAAGAAGACACAATTAACAAATGGGATAAATTAGGATTCCTAGAAGGACTTAACGGTCACGTAAAAGAGAACATGGCACAATTATATGAAAACCAAGCGTCTCACTTAATAAACGAAGCATCTTCATCAGATAACTCAGGTTCATTTGAGACAGTTGTTTTTCCAATCATTAGAAGAGTTTTCTCTAAATTATTGGCAAATGATATAGTATCAGTACAAGCGATGAACTTACCAATCGGTAAGCTATTCTACTTTGTACCTAAAATTCAGAACAGACAGGATGATGATTTAAATAGTCACTATCAACCTTATGGAGCACCCGGAATGACAGGTGGTACAAACCAAGGTTACGATACAGGTACAAACTTGTATGATAGATTCTATGAAGGTTCTTCACCCGATGATAATCCAGAAGGATTATATGATTACTCTAAGGGACAATTCTCAGCGGTTACAGCTACTTTAGTACCAATGGTATGGTCAGGTAACGCTTTAGTGGTCGCTGCAGCTTCAGCATATACAGGTAACGTAAGAACTGTTATTGTTTCATTGTCAGGTTTCTCTTCTGCAGGTCAAGGTAAATTAATCGGACCTACAGGTAACGAACAAGATACTGAAGAGTTTTTATCATCTTTACAGGTGTTGAATGGTACTTCGTACTTAAACTTTAATGTAGTAACTCAGAAATATGGTAGTGGTATCGTAGAGTATGGTAAACAAACATCTACTGTTTTCCCAGGTGGAAAATATGATGATATTTGTACTGCTAATGGAATTATTTATTTATCTGTTGATACTTCAACACCGGCTGGAACTTGTGCAACTTGTTCATCAATCGATGGTTATACAGGAACAACATTTACGGCAGCACCAACATTTACGTCAACTTATAGAATCTATAAAGATTTAGAATTCGAAGATAAAATTGGTGAGGTTTCTTTTGACCTTGATGCGGTAACCGTATCGGTAACTGAAAGAAAACTAAGAGCTCAATGGTCTCCAGAATTAGCACAAGATGTTTCTGCATTCCACAACATCGATGCTGAAGCAGAATTAACTGCTTTATTATCGGAACAAGTGGCAGCTGAAATTGACCGTGAAATCTTAAGAGATTTGAGAAAAGGAGCAGCTTGGACATTACGTTGGGATTATAACGGATGGAAGAGAGTGTCTAATGGTTCAGTCAACTATAACCAAAAAGACTGGAACCAAACATTGATTACTGCGATTAACCAAATCTCAGCTCAAATTCATAAATCTACATTAAGAGGTGGAGCTAACTGGATTGTTGTTTCTTCGGAAATTTCAGCTATTTTTGACGACTTGGAATACTTCCACGTATCAAATGCGGCTCCTGACCAAGACCAATACAATATGGGTATTGAGAGAGTAGGGACATTATCAGGTAGATATCAAGTTTACCGTGACCCTTACTTCCCACCTAACACTGTGTTATTGGGTCATAAAGGTTCTTCTTTATTGGATACAGGGTACGTTTACGCACCGTATGTACCACTACAGTTAACACCTACGATGTACAATCCATTCAACTTTACACCTATCAAGGGTATAATGACAAGATACGCTAAGAAAATGGTTAATAACCGTTTCTATGGTAGAATTGTTGTTGATGGTGTAAGAACGTTTGATTTGAATTCTTTAAGATAATATATCTTAATATGATAATAGAAAGGGGACCAATCGGTCCCCTTTTTTATTTAAAAATAATTTCTATTTTGTATATATTCTGCGACAGTTAGATGAATCATTACCGTAATATATACATCTAAGAATTTCTGCCTCAATACGAAGACTTTGATACTTATCTCCTGTATTTGGTTGATGACCTTCTTTTAATGCTTTCATAATCGTAGTTTCTATCCATATTATTCTTGAAGATGTATCTTGTTTTGTCATGATGATAATTTTAAGCATAAAAAAAGGGACTAAGGTCCCTTTTAATAATCAACTATTAAGCTTTGTGAACTTCAGGTTCAGGAACCGTATTTTCTTTATCTTGAGGGGGTGTAGTCAGTATTCTAATTGCTTTTGAGATAACTTCAGACTCTTCTATATTGAAAGTACCCCTTTTATGTCCTACTCTGGCAGATTGTATTACACAGTACAACGCTTGGTCCCTTGTTAAGTCCTGTACAAAACGGTCTAAGTCGGCAACATTATTATAGTTAATGGTGTCGAATAATGACCCAATTGGTTTCGGAGCATCTTCCGTGGGTTGAGGAGTATCTAACTCTTTATTAACTATCTCTTCAACAGTAGGTTCGGTGTTAACCTTCTTTGCTCTTGTAGTTCTCTTTGTTGGTTGTTTTGACTTTATTTTTTTTGCTACAGTCATTTTTTTTCTATTTAAGGTAAAAGTTTATATATACTTATATTTATCTAATATATAATAAAAAAAACAGAATAATCAAGTATGGATGAATATATTTTATCAGAAGAGCTATTAATTTGGTTTGAAAAGAAAAAGAAAAGACATAACGAAAATACTGTTCATTTAATTAACTTAGTTTTAGAGGACGATAAAACGGTAAAAGTTTCTGGAAATGTAGTAAAAAGTATTTGTGATGCTAAAAAATTCTGTAACGCACAAGGACCAATTACTTTTGGTCAACTAAGAAGTATTGTAAAAGCGGCAAAGAATAAAAGATTAGCGAAACATATCGGTGAAGGTGGATTTAAAGCTTTTATACGTTTAATGCCTTGGTTTATACCACAAATTGCCCTCGCAGGAATGTTTACCTCAGCAATGAGAGCCGCAAATAAGTTATTTGGACCAACATTAAAGGAAACCCCATCATATAAATCTTGGTGGGCGAAAGCAATCATGAAAATGTTTAGTTTCGCTGAAGGAGATATAAATCCATCTGACCCTTTTAGTAAAATATTCTTTATAAGTGATGGTCTAATGAATTTAATGAATAGTGAAAATAAATTAAAATTTGCTTATCATATATCTGAAATTGCGTCGACACAACCTGACTATGAACCAGTGCCTGAATTTTTTGTTGAAAATGAATTAAGAAGTTGGATAAATCAACGATTTTTATTGGACCCACCATTACAACCAAAACGTTTAGATTCTTTCGATGATGTCCAATTACCTTTAGATAATTCAGATGATGAATCATCTGACGATAGTCAGGATGAACCTGACTTAATTGATACGGGATTAATTGAGTCTGTTTTAAAATCATATACTAAAGAAAAACCATTAATATCTGAAGAACTACAATATCATATTGATAATGGTCTTTCATTGACGGAAAACGTTTTTAGATACGGTAGTCCAAAATACTTTGATGTGATTAACGAAGCACGTAAGTTATATGATGATGGATTTAATAAGTGGTCGGAAGAGGAAATAGAATTATTAGAGTCTGATAGAGGTAGATTCTTTATATACAAAGGTGAGAAATTACCGTTTGATTTTCCAATGATTAATGAGCAAGGATTTAGTTGGGATGGTACATATGCTAATGAAATTAATGAAAATATTGATAATTTAAATTATAATGTCTTACTTGGGTACGCTATGGAGATGTCCAAATCTTCATGGGCGGAGTCAAATAAAGATATAAACCTAATAGGTGCACTTAAGGAATTAAAAATGTATTATTTAGATTTAAGAAATAATAAAACCCCTATGACATTATCAGTACCCGCGGAAGCGGCTAAGAGCACTGTTGAGAAGTTGGTTAGTGAGTTACCTAACGAATCATTATCATCACTTGAGAAATTAGGTGCAAGTCTAAAAACACTTAGTGAGAGTGACTATAAAGGTAAAAATGTAAGTCTAAACAAACCTAAATCAGGAGGACCTAAGAAATGGTACGTTTATGTTAAAAACCCTAAGACAGGTAAAGTAATCAAAGTATCTTATGGTTCACCTGTTATGAAAGCTAAATGGAATGACTCAGCAGCCCGTAAATCATTCGCTGCTCGACATAGATGTCATATGAAGAAAGATAAGACTAAAGCAGGTTATTGGGCTTGTAGAGCACATAAAGATTTTGGTAAAAACGTATCAGGAAGATTTTGGTAATGATATATTCAGACACAAAAATATCACACAATAAAAAACGAAGAGTTTTTAATGAATCTATTGACTCAAATGAGTTAAAATGGCATCAAGACGAATATGACCGTATTATATTTGTGGAATCAAGTAACGGTTGGAAGCTACAAATGGACGAGGAACTACCTCAGGACCTTAGGGTTGGACAAAAATACTCCATTAATAAAGAGACATACCACAGAGTAATTAAGGGCTCTGGTGACCTTAAAATAGTTATAATAGAGGATAATGATTATATTAGAGTTCCGTCTCCCGTTACGAAACAAATGAAAAAGGGTTTAGTGTACACTAAAAAGGGTGGTGAAATTAATAGATTTATTGAGAAAATTGTAGAAAATAAAGTAATACATAAAAATGATTTAAATAAAATTAAAACATTTTTTGATAATACTAAAGAAATAATCACTTTAAATGAGTCATGTAAAGGTAAACCCGAAAAAGACAAGAAGTACGTTAAATGGTTATTAAATGGAGGAGATATAGGACGTAATTGGGTGATGTCTAAATCTATCTAACGCCAGTCATACGCTAAAGTATGGTAATTCCCCTGTTTGATACTTATCGTATAATCTTTATTAGAGTATGATTCTGGAATCGTAAGATAAAAATAATCGAGAGCCCTATCAAGACTGGCCGCTTCAGTTTCAAGAATAATTTTATTGACTTTATTAGTGATTTTATTTAGTTGATATGTTGAGTGTCTTACCATGATTTAAATAATTTAATAACAAATATAAGGTTTATTTTTTAACTTAACAATATTTTTATGAAATAATATTTTATTTTCGATTAACGATTTGAAATTTAAGTTCTCTCTTATATGTGTTAATCTCTCTATCGGTAACGACTTTAATATCAATATAGTACTCATTAGGTATTTTATCTTCAGTATAGAAAATAAAATAGTGACTATCGGGTGTACGATTTAATTTTGTCCAATCTTGAACTTGAACTTCGGTTTTACCTTCTCTAACATAAACTCTATAATAGGCATCTACTTTATTAATTATTTCATTAGTGGTATAAGCTTTCTTTATGATGACATTAACCTTACGAGTATCAGGACCTAAAATTTTCTCATCTTGTTTAATTCCGTAAAAATCAAAACCATATAAAGACGGTTCATTAGTAGTTGAACCAATCTGATAATATCCTGATATATCATTTACCACAAATTCAGTGGTCACATTAGTAACGGGAATATTATTAACTACTAACCCTTTCCATTCATCATAAAACATACAAGGTAATGTTGACGAAGTTAACCCTGATATTACCACCTCATACACACCTTCAGTTATCTGACAAGTAGGTAAGTCTGTTTTAATTACGGTACCATCACTATTTTTAATGTCCACAGTAGGATTACTGTCGAAACTTTGAGGATTCCCAAAACTGTAACTATAGAGATATAATCTGTTTTCTTTCTCAGTATAAAAGATGTTTCGGTCATCTTTAATTAAATCGTCATACGTTGTTTGTAAATATGGGTCATAGAATGTTTGAGTATGTCTCGTAAAAAACCCTACAGAGTAATTTTCAGTTAATCCTGTAATATTTTCAACTTGAGGGTAAAATGCTACTCCCCATCCTGTAACACCGGTGGTTGCACCTGTAAGAATACCATTAATTTCATTAGTCATATCGAAACTAATATCTTCATTACCAAACTCAAAATGTTGGGTATCAACAATCGTTAATCCAGAAAAATTAAGTCCCGAGACTATATTATTATTTTCATTATCGTATACTCCGGGTGATGACCAATCAGAAATGGTCTGAGCCTCAAACCAATTAGAAGGTCTACTTGAATATGATTTATCTGTAGGTAATTCGGTAAAATCATAATAATCATACCCAACACCTTCATCCCATAATTGGGGTGTAAGACTAACGGAATTCTCAGGTAAACGGAAAAGAACTAAATCAAATGATGTCGCTCTTCGTCTACCATTTGACCATGTATCGTTTAATAATTCAGTATCAAATGATGAAGTATTAGTCATGTTTAAAACATGTTTCATACTTTTAGAACAACCTGTAGAAATAATACCTTTTTGGATTTTACTTTCTAATCCACTTAAGTTTATATTAAATAAAAAACGACTATAACCCTTAGGTGTTATAACATTATTGACTCTCCCAAAAAATAATTCAGTAATAGGATTTCTTCCTGTGTTTGAGTAGGAATTAGATACTATAGTATTATTTCTATTAAAATATGATTTATAAACTGACATATATTGTTTTAATATAAATACTTAGTTTATACGAATATACCGATTTAGAATCTTTTCATTCGCATTTCTAAGTTCCTCTAATAGTTTATCTGCAGTGACACCATTTACAGAAGTACTATCGGGCGACATACCATGATAAGGGTGAACATGACCGATAACGAATTGAACAACTAAGTTTAATAATTCAATTAACTCTTCACCTCTTACAGTTGATGACGTTTTAGGTTCTATTTCATCGGATAATACATATTCCTCAATACCATAAAGGGTGTCGGATAAATTAATTTTACCTGTACTAGATTTATTAGATTTATGGGATAATAAATAAACATAATCACCACCTAATATTGATGCAGTGTTATTTAATACCACTTCAGTTTCAGGTATTATTACATTTTTTTCGGGAGTAAATGGAACATCTCCACGTTTAGATTGGTCATAAACTAAACCATATCCACCCGTCAAATCAGAATCAATTACCTTTATACCACCCATTAGATTAGCAACAAATAATCGTTCATTAGTTTGTGAAGTATCTGAATTTAATTTATCGTATAAACTTCTCTGTGGTCTAAAATAATATGGAAATACTTGTCTTGTTCCACCACTTAACCTAATTGGACCAATAGGTGTTACTGAGGTAGTAATATTTGATAAATCAGGTATCACTTCTTCTGATAAACTTCTTACTATTGTACTAACTAATGATGATAATTCATTAGTTGTGATACCCACAAAATCAAATTTTGAAAATAGAGTTTTTTCGCTTTCAACATTACTAACTAATCCAAAACTTTGGGTACCAGTTCTTTCACTTGGCTTTAAATTATAAAGATATATTCCTCCTGTATATGCATTTGAGTTATTATCAGGATTAATTACATTATATTCCACTAACATCTTAATTGGTTTATGTTTATAATTGAACTTATATAGTTGTTCAGGTTCACCATATAACGTTTTTTTATTAAATTTACTAAGTTGTAAGAATGACCTACTATCATTACCAATTGGATAGACATTAGGTGTTGGAGTACCATTGTATTTACCGGCTCTTAATATTACAGAATCATTCTTAACTATAATATCCGCACTTCCTCGACCATCTATTGAAATATCTTCAGGTAATGAATACACTCCCTGATTATTTTTGTTAAATTCTTCACCAGTCTCAGGGTTTCTTAATTTTTTGGGACTAGTGTTACGACTACCTAAATTACTTTGACTAACCGCAGAATCATATGGTTCTTGGTTAATATTAGTTAATGATGAAAATACTCCAGAGATATAAAACTTATCCTTGTTAGATTTATCATCAGAATTAGAATATATGAGATGTACAAATTCAGTTTCTTTAGGTGATGTATTAATAAAAAGAGGTAAAAGAGGTCGAACAACAAAGGGGTCTTTTGAGGACCATTTTTCTACGACACCAATAGATTCACTAACACTTTTTTCCCTATCTAAAGTATTTTCTGTTTTCAATACTGCACGAATACGACCTAAACCCATAGGGTCATTATTATCTATACATTCACCAATAAAGATGATTCTATCGTTATATAGTTCTTTATTCATTATTTAGTTCTTTCTTTATATTCTTTTAAAATTCTATTATAAACCATTTCACTTTTATCTAGATGATGTGTAAGGCTAATTATATGTTTTTTAGTGTCTTCATAGTCTTTTTGTAGGAAATCCATAACTTCAACTAAATCTTTATTCGGTATAGTTTTATACTCTAATATTAAATTTTTTATATTCTCTTCTTGCATTTTAAAAATATTTTCCTGATGCTTTAGATGGTGCAGTCGAACCTCCAACTACCGGTGGTACGGCTAATTGAGGTACCCATACCTCTACTTTACCATTAGATAATTGTTCTTGATATGTTCCTTTGATTTGTTGAAATACAGCAGGTAACGCAATATTAGAGGCTCCACTTGGTAAGTCACCTGTCGGTATACCTAATGATTGAAGTCGTTCAGTCACCTCAGTCATTGCTCTTGTAGGTGAAAACCCACCTAATATTGAACTAGCAGCAAGGGCAAACGATGGCATAGAGACACCTAATGCTGTGGCACCTAAATTAAGTAACTTTAATATTTCATCAACTAAACTTTTACATTCTCTATAATCAATGAATCCGGATATTAATTGCATTAATAAAAATAAAATAGATGAAATCATTGTAGCTCTTTTATCCTTAGATTCTTTAATGATTTCTATCATTAAAGTTTCAACTAATAGTCTTAAATTTTTTTTTAATAACTTAAATAATTCTTCAATGAAAATGGCGGCTATTTTACTCATCATACTAACCATAAACTTACCAAATGTTTTAATGAAGGAGTCTAATGAATCTGTTCCGAGTATAGTTGCAAAATTTTGATTAACAGACTTTAATACGATTCGAAGACCTAGTAACATTTTTGGCGTTAATACTGAAAACATTACCCCTTTAGGTATTATTTTTAGAAAGTCGGCATTTACTGCCACATTTAGATTTAAATTAATACCTGAAGGTATGTTAAGTTTCCAATTCTCATCTTTAGACATATCATCAACTAAACTAATAAGGCTATCCACATTTTGTTCAGGGTTATCACTATTATTATCTATTAATCGTGTCATTGAGGATAATAGTGATTCTGTATTTACGGGTAATTTTAAATTATTACAATCAGTAAATTCCGTTACTCCTTGAATCATATTATTGACTTCAGTTTCAATATTTTTTAAATCAGTAGGTGACATTTCATAAAATGACTGGTCAATATTATCTAATTGACCTAATTTTGCAGTTCCTTGGACATCAATTTCTTTATTACTATCGAAACATAATCCTAATATTCTTTGAAGAATTATTTCAAATTTACTTTGCGCACTTTTTTGTTCGACCGATATTCCACCTGAGATGTCAATAATATTGGTTAACTGATTCATAATTTCTACTGAAATCCCTTGAAAGTTTATTAACTCTATTGAACTATAATAGTCCTTTAAAAAATCACCAATTCGATTACCCGTCATCCTATTTTCTAAGGTAACTTCATAGAAATCACCATAATATGTTGTGCCATCCTGAATATAACTAGTTACATAATTAAGGTTAAATAGACCCGCACCTGAAGAACCTTTATAGGACGAACCATACTCATTACTAAATGAAACTCCTTCATTTTGAAGTCTATGATATAGTTCTTTATCCATTGAAAATGGTTGTGAACCTATCGAGATGGGATTTTTCTCATATCTTAATTTCCATGGGTCAGATGAAGGGTCATTCTTTAATAACTCCCTAATGTCAACATCCTCAACATTAATATATATTTTTTGAGTATTAAATTCTTGCTCTTCAGAACATCCAGCAACTTTTAAAACCTCATCAATAACAATTTCATTTAATCGAGCCTTAGTATTTTCACTAGCGAGTAATAGTTGTTTTATAAGAAAGTTACCTGTGGATGAACTAGATTTTAAACTACCTAATTTAGGTGGTGCAGATTTTTTAAATAATTTGGTTAATTCATCAAAAACGGTATCAACTTGCTGTTGTCCTCTTTGTTGGATGTCACCCATAGCATTAAGTTGTTTTAAAGCCGCACTTTTAGATTTCTCAAAGTTATCACCAAGAGCTTGTTTCTTAATTTCTAACTCATCTGCTCTAGTCTGTGTAGTGGAGTTAAACGCGTCAATCTTACCCCCTATTTTCTTAAAATCATTTTTAATTGGCATAATTAATTAAAATTTACTTTAGGTCGTAACCTTTTTTATCGTCATTACCCAAATCTTGATGTATTAATGTTTGTAATGTCTCATCATCGATATCTGCCATATTAAAATCTTCACTATTATTGTTACTTGACTTTTCCCATATACTCGATTGTAGTTTAGATAATGATAGTTTTTTTTCTATCGTGTCATTTACGATTTTTTGTTGTTCCTTAATTACAGGACCAATAACGGTCATGTCTTCAGGGTCTTTTAACATAGCCAACATTTTGTTTTGGATTCTAATAGCAGTCGCTCTCTGTTCTACAAGTTCATTGTATATTTCTTGCATAAGGGCAAGTACTGAGTCCTTATTTAACGATATTTCCTTTTTTTTCGGTCTAGCCATAATACTATAAATATTTATAGAAAAATTTTTTAGAGGTTATATAACTTATTTGTTAGTTCGTAATATAGTTTCTTATATTTTCTCATTGATGTTCTTATTTCCTTAGTCGACATATTGGTCATTTCTCTTAAAGATAAAAGGATTATATTCTTATTGAATTTATTATTATTGGTACCTATAAATATGTTACTATAGTTCTCAAATAACTCTATAAGGGCGTAACCTAATTTTAATTCGTTATTATTTAAATCACTTTCAGTAATAAAATCTTCAAGTTCCTTTGTAAATCTTTTAATAACATCAGTTGCGTCAATTTTTTCATGTTCAAGAAAATAAATCATATCAGGTCTACTTTCTATTTTACTGGTTACGTCCTCATATGAAATTTTTCTATTTTGTTCCTTTTGGTCCTTTATAATCATACCCATTAGGTAATTCTTACATATTGTACCAAAATATGAATAAGCCTTTTTATTCCTTTCAGGTTTAAACTTTTCGACTTTAGTAATTAGAAAGGAATGAGTATCATGGTGAATTTCACGAAAATCCATTCCTTTTCTATATAACTTATAACGTCTTATTATTGATTCTATCATTTTATCTAAAGGAGCCTTTAGAAATTCATTATAAATCTCATTTTTTTCAGTATAAGTAGAAGCTGTTAAAAATAATCTAACTGCTCTCTCCTCCCTTTCCGCAAAGTAATTATTAACGGTAGGTTTTCTACCTCTTTTCTTAGCTTCATCGATTTCTGTCTCAGTTTGTCCTGACAGATTAAGTTCAGTTAGCCCTGAATATTCAGGGATAGACAGTTCCATTTCGGACTGTTCTAAATTATTAGTCGTTGCTGTTAATGATTTTAGAGACATTAAACATCCATCGGTTGGTAGTTTATGTTCCTATCTTCAATAAAAAAATATTCTTTCTTTGCCGTGCTAATCCAAAAAGCGACTTCATCTTCAGTTATTTTATTTTCCCCGAACTTATAGTTCCAGAAGATAGAACCTTCTCTCATATTTATGTGTTTGTATCCTATTCTTGGAATAGTCATAATATCTACTGAATTATGACTCAATCTTAATAGAAGTTCGTATACAAACGTTAGTTTCATTGATTTTTTAAATCCACCGAAGTCATTAAACACGGATTTTTTAATCACAATACCACTAGTTTGGAAATTTTGATAATTTAGTAATACTTCATTAGTTAAATAACCAATTTCAGTATTCATGTTAGCTGCAAATGTGGCCTCATTAGTGAATCCAGCAAAAACACCTTTATCATCAACATCGATGACTAAAGGTAAAAACCCTGAGACATTCGGATACGCTTTGATATATCTTTTTACGTTTTTAAACCATATAGAAGCATATTCATCATCAAACTCTAATAATGAAATCCATTCATTTTTTGCCTTTTCAATACCTAAATTTACTTGAGTGGAAAAATCCACATCACCTTTATTTTCAACTAAATTAACGGTCAATCCGCTATAGTCAAAATTAGTTACTATTAATTTTAATGATTCTTCATCACTATGTACAATCACTAACTCATCAATCTCAGTTGTTTGTTTTTTAATTGAAAGAATACAACTACTAAAATACTCCTCAAAGTTTTTATTTTTAGATGAATTTATTGGTAATATTACCGATACGTTTAATTTATTTTCCATAATTATTTATTTTCTTCTACCACTTTAAGTTTATCTAATTGAGATATAAATACCTCTTTTCTACTGTTTAAGTAATTCTCAAATACTGAGACTACCTTTCCTTCAAATAATTCCCTATTTTGAAATTTAGATGCCGTCTCTAAACCTAAGGTATATAATGTTTCATTTATATTATCTTCTAACCAGTTTTGAATGAATTCTGCAATAATGTCTGGCATTTGATTTAATTCGTAAGTCCATATTCCATTATCTTCTTTCATCCAATCAGGTTTCATATTAGGGACCTTACCAATAACAGGAGTTCTACTTGCCATCGATTCAATAGGAAAAGTCCCAAATGCCGAAGTATCGTCTACCCATACAGATACAAATGCATCTTGTAAGTATTCTGAAAATTGCTCTTGGTTAAGTCCTCTCATATCTCTAAATGTAATCCATCGAAATTGAGGGAATTTTAGATAAAAGGTTTTAATTATTTTCATTGTATCTCTTTGGTCGCGAGTATGAATAGAGATAATAGGTTTAGAAGGTATAGTCTTTGATTTAAAATCATTAGATATAAAAGGTTCAATTATATTAAATTTAACATTTTTTATAATTTCTTTAACATACTCTTTTTGTTTTTCACTTGTAGTAATCGCGGTTAAAAATCCATATTGAGACCAAGTAGTCCCTGGTTGTAGTGTTTCTAACATATGGTCATATGCTTGACAAGATATGATTTTACCACATGACAATTTAGAAACTTGTTCTAATACGTGACCATAAATTTCAGGAACAACAATAAAGTCTTCAGGAGATATTTTTAACTCATCTCCATCGATAGATTCATGGGGTAATTCCATATATTTATCACCTAACCATTCTGATACTCCAGTATATTCCTTAGTTTCATGAATGATGATAGGATTAAATCCGTTATTTTTAAGGGCTAATGCGGTTTCGTAAGTTTGTCTTACCGAAGCTTTAGCATTACCCTTAGTGTCCTGTGTTAGGAAATAAATCCTAACTGATTTATCTTTTAATTTTTGAACTGATAGTTCTACTTTATTTAATAATTCTGTTTTCATAATTTAAATATATTTTATAATTCCATGTCTTAATAAGGTATTAAATGCCATCCTAAAGGGAATACTTAAATTTTTTGAGGTTACAACCCCTAAATTATTATCTATTTCTTCTCTTTCAGTTAATACTACCTCTAACATCATTTTTATTGTCTCAAACTTAACAATATTAATCTGCTGTATTGAAGATTCGACAGTTTCTTCGACAGTTTCTTCGACAGTCTCTTC